CTGATAAAGACAGCAAACTATTTACAGGCTACTTTTTAATAAATGAATTTGATATACAGAAATTAGACTTTAGAGATACGTTCTTTTTTGAAAATGAATATTGGAGGTTAAATAAGATAATTGATTACGATAGAATAAGTAATCAATCTACTAAATGCGAGTTCATAAAGTTAAAAACATTGCCACCTTTTGTAGCTGATGAAGGATTTGATACAAATGGCGGTGTAAAAGATGATTTAGATATTTCACCAACACAAAGAAACTCATATTATAATGATAACATAGTAACTGAAGGAGCTATTGTTAGCGGAAAGTCAAATGTAGTTGAATCAGGCAATGGAGTTATAATAGTTGGTAATAATAACTTTGTAGGAAACAATAATCAAAATGTTTCAATTTTAGCATCTTCTGGTATTACTGTTTATCCAAGTTCAAACAATGTTAGTATAACAACATCAACAGGAGTAACTGTATTAAGTGGAATTTCAAATGTAAGCGTAACAAATAGTTCAGGAATAACAGTAACTGAATCAAATGTAACTTATAACAATGGAATTAAAACATTAAATTCTGTAAACTATAAAAAATATGTTGCATTATTAACTCAAACAGGGATTTCAGCACCTACTGCAAATGTTTTAGAAAATACATTAGGAGAAGAAATAACATGGAATTATAATATAGTTGGTTATTATTATGCAAATAGTAATCAATTTTTACGTTCTAAAACTTCAATACTAATAAATCAAAGTTCAACATTAAATGTTGGAATAGGTGCTTTTATTACAGCATCTACTTCAACAAGTGATGATGCTGTTATAATAAATGTTTATGATCCATATAATTCATTTGCTAATGTTGATGGATTTTTAGTAAATACTTTAATAGAAATACGAGTTTATTCATAAATGGTACTTAAAAGATAATGGCAAAGACTACAATTGAAATAGATGTAAACACAGGCGATTCAGCAAAGTCGCTTAGTGATTTAAGAAATGAGTTTAAGGATATACAAAAAGAACTTTCAGGATTAACACCAGGAACTGAAGAGTATATTAACGCTTTAAAAAGATTAGGTGCTGTTAAAGATGACATAGGCGACCTTAAAGATGAAATAAATGCTTTTGCAGGTGCTGATAAGAAAATAGCTGCTGTTACCAATGTAATGGGTGGATTAGCAAATGGATTTCAAGCTGCTCAAGGTGCTGCTGCTTTATTTGGTGCTGACAATGAAGCCTTAAATGAAACAATGGTTAAGCTACAAGCAACTATGGCTATAACTCAAGGCATTCAAGGACTTGCAGGAATGGGCGATAGTTTAAAGGCTGTAGGTAATCTTCTAAAATCAACAACATTAGGAACACAGGCTGCAACTGTTGCTCAAAGAATTTACAATGCTGTAATGGCTGCAAATCCAGTAGGATTACTTATTGCAGGATTAACAGCTTTAGTTGGTGTTATTGCATTAGTAGTAAATGCAATGGAAGATGAAAATGAAGCACAAAAGAAAATAATTGCTTCAAGGGAAAAGGATATTGAAACTTTAAAAAGACAAAAAGAAGCATTAGATAATTTTCAATCATTTGAATCAAATTTAGCAAAGGCAAGAGGAGCAACATTAGAACAAACAAGACAATTAGAAGATAGACAGCATAAAGAAAGAATTGAAAAATTAAGAGAATTAAAAGCTAAAACAATATCTCAAATTGATGATATTTCAAAATTACAACTAACAAGTAGTGGCGATGAATTAAAAAAATTAACAGAGCAAAAAAATAAATTAATTGATGAAGAGCAAAAGTATTTTAATGAAATATTAAAATTATCAAATGATTACACTATAAGGGAAGCTCAACGTAAAACAGAAGATGCAAAAGCCGAAGAAGAACGAAGAAAGGCAGCAGCAGCTAAATCTGAAGAAAGAGCAAAAAAAGCTAAAGAAGATGCTAATAAAGAATTTGAAGATGCTGTAGCAGAAGCTGAAAGATTATCTGAAATAGAATTTCAAAGACAACAAAAACAAGCTGAACGTGAACAAAAAATAGAAGAAGAAAGAGCAGCGAGACTAAAAGAAATTCGTGACCAACAAATCGCAGAACAAATAAAAGCAGATGAAGAATATGGTAAATTATTAGAAGAAAAAGCTAAAAAAGAAGAAGAAGCTGCAAAGAAAGCATTAGAAGATTATAAAAAAGGCGAAGAAGAAAAAACAAAATTAGCTTTACAAGGATTACAAAGCGTTCAATCATTAGTAGATGCTTTTGCAGGAAAAAGTGAAGCAAGTCAAAAGAAAGCATTTCAAATTAAAAAGGCTGCAAGTTTAGCACAGGCAACAATTGAAACTTATCAGGCAGCACAATCAGCTTTTGCAAGTCAAATGGCAATACCAACACCTGATGCACCAATAAGAGCAAACATTGCAGCAGCAATAGCAATAGCAAGTGGTTTGGCACGAGTAGCTGTAATTGCTAAAACTAAATTTGAAGGTGGTGGTGGCGGTGGTGCAAGTGGTGGCGGTGGCGGTGGTAATTTAGGAACATTTAGTCAAGGCGGTGGTGGTGGTCAGCCTCCACAAGGATTAACAGCGCAGAATACAGTAACTCAACTTAATCCTGATGGCACAGTAGCAGGTCAAGGTCAAAGACAAGCCGCACCAATGAAAGCATATGTTGTTGAGAGTGAAAGTAGAGCAGTAACCGAAAGAGTAAACAAATTAAGTAATAATTCAAAAATAGGATAACATGGAAAATTTACCAGTTTATAAATTAGTAATTGATGATAGTGATGAATTAGGAGTTGAATACATCGCTTTAGTAGATCAGCCTGCAATAGAGACTAATTGGCACGCATTCAAAGAACAATCAATGATTATAAAGCCAAGAGCAGGAGAAAATAAAGAGGAATACATATCACGTTGTATTGGTGAAGAAATAAAAGGTGGAATGGATAAAGACCAGGCTGTTGCTGTTTGTTACGCAAAGTCAAAAGAACATTTTGCAGTTGGTAAAGTAAGTTTTGATTATGATGAAACTTTAAGTACAGAAAGAGGTAAAGAATTGGCAAAAAGAAAAATAGATGAAGGTTATACTGTTTACATAATATCAGCAAGACAAGAAGCATCTGCTATGTATGGAACTGCTGATAATTTAGGCATTCCACATTCACGAGTTTATGCAACAGGGAGCAATAAAGCAAAGATTGAAAAAGTAAAAGAATTAAACATTGATACTCATTATGATAATAATGAAGATGTGGTTAATGCTTTGAATGGCATAGGTTATAAGTTTAAATTCATTGCAGATAAAGAACGAAGACTAATAAGCGGTGCACTCATGATTTCCGATTTGCCCATCTATCGTATGGATGAGAGCGGAGAATATTATGTAGTATTTGACAAAGAACAGATTGAAAAAATAGCACAAAGATTTTTTAAAAAAGGGTTTACTCATAATGTAAATATGATGCATGATAGCGAAAGGCAAGTTGATGGTGTTTACATGGTTGAAAGTTTTATTATAGATAAAACAAGAGGAATAAAAACACCTGAAGGCTATCCAACATTAACAGAAGGTTCATGGTTCGGAACTTTTAAAGTAGACAATAACGAAGTTTGGAATGATTTTATAAGAACGGGAGTGTTTAAAGGCTTTAGTGTTGAGGGTGCTTTTGCTCATAGAAAGCTAAAAGATGCCCCTGTAAACGTTATTGAAAGTGTGGCTGATAGAATACACAACTTAAGAAAAAAAGTGGCTGAGATTGCAACTAAATTAAAATAATGTACTTTATAAAAAAACAAGACAATGGAAAATAAAAAACAAACTTTTAAAGAAGTTTTTTCAGACATGAAAGAATTGTTCAAAGATATTTTTCAAGATGAAGTAAAAGACTTGAAATTTGCTGACTACAAAGCTGAAGATGGTTCTATTATTCGTACTGATACAGAAGAAGTTGCAGTAGGTTCTAAACTACAAGTAATTACTCCTGATGGTGTTATGGAATTACCAGTTGAAGTAACTGAATTGGTTATTATGGTAAATGATGCACCAATGAAACTTTATGTTGAAAATGGAGTTGTTAAATCAATTGAACCAGTTGCAACAGCACCTGAAGAACCTGTTATGCAAGAAGATATGTCAAGTGATAATCAAGAGTTTGAAGCAAAATTTGCTGAATTAAACGAGCGTTTATCAAAGTTAGAATCTGCATTAGGTTTATCAAATCAGGCTTTAGAAGCTGCAAACGCATCAATATTAGCACAAACAGATTTAAACAGAAAGTTATTTTCATTGATTGAAAAAGTTGCAGACGCTCCAAGTGTTGAGCCTAAGTCAACTTCAAAAGAAAACTTTAAAAAATCAAACTCATTAACGAGTTTAGAAGAGTTTAGAAAACTAGCATTTAAATAATTAATAACAAAAACTAAAAACTAAAAAATCATGGCATTTTCATTAGGAACAATGACTGCTTATGTTGAAGAAAACAAAGCAGACTTAATCACGAAAGCAATCTTAGGCGCAAAAACATTAGGATTGGGAGTTGATATTCGTACAGGTATCAAGTCAAGCGCAAAAATTCCAGTATTAGAATCAACAGTACCTTTTCAGGCTTCTGCTTGTTCTTTTAATACTTCAGGAACAACTACAATTAATCAGGTATCTATTGCAGTAACTGATATTATGTTTCAAGAATCATTTTGTTTAAATGACTTGAATCAATATTATACTCAAAAGTATTTACCTGCAGGTTCAATCAATGAATCTTTATCAATTGCACAAAACATTATCGACAGAAAACTTGCTCAAGTAGCTCGTAACGTAGAGAATATGATTTGGGCCGGGAAAACGAGTTACACCAATTCAACAGTATTAAAACAAATAAATGGCTGGTTAGCAACTATTGATACTGCTGGAACTGCTGTAGCTGCAACACCATCAACTTTAAACTCAACAAATGTATTAACTATTTTTGATGATGTTTATGCAAAAGTTCCTGCTGCTGCATTAGTAAATGAACCAATTGTAGCTTTCTGCGGTTTAGATACTTTTAGAACTTTAGCTGCTAAGATTACTTCAACTTATGGCATCTATGGTTCTCAATATAACACAGATGGTGTTTGGAACAATTGGGAATTAATGTATCCAGGTACTAATATGAAAGTTATTGGTGTACCAGGATTAAGTGATGCAGTAGTTGATACAGGTTCAGTACCGACTGCAGTTAGAAATCGTATTATTGGAACTTACGCTTCTAATTTAGTTTATGGAACAGACCTACAATCTGATACTGATAACATCGAAGCATGTATTCGGTCGACAATCGTCAGTGGCGATTGCATGGTCAATTTAAGGCTGGAGTAGCTGTTAAATTCATTGATCACGTTGTTCAATATACTAACGCTTAATATTAACCAAGGGAGTGTAAAAACTCCCTTTTAAAATTTTAAAACATGCCTTGTAATATTATTGAAGGATTAACATTAGACTGCCGCCAAGGTGCGGGTGGTGTAAAGAAAATATATCTTACAGAGTTTGCCAATGTTTCAACAATTACAAGTTCATCAGGTAGTGTATCTGCAATTACAATGGTATCAGGAAAAAAATTCTGGACTGTTGAATTAGAATTAGAAGATGCACAATTTACTGAAGATGCAACTGTATCAATTGAAAATGGTACAACTTTTTATGCACAAACAGTTACATTTAGCGTTTATAAAATGACTGCTAAAAATCGTAACATAGTGCGTTTACTAACTCAAAACAGATTGATGGTTATTGTTCAAGATGCAGATGATGTTTATCACTTAGCAGGTGAAACTCGTGCAATGCATTTAACAGCAGGAACATCATCAACTGGCAAAGCAATGGGTGATAAAAATGGCTACTCAATTACTTTAACGGGTAAAGAACCTTTACCTGCTAACAAAGTAAATTCAGGAGTTATTTCAGGCATTATATAATTTTCCTGTTCGTTTGATTTGATTCGAGAGGTTGCAGAAATGCAACCTTTTGTTTTTATGGTACTTTGTAAAATATGCAAATAATAAATAAAGGGCAAAACAATTTCTTAGTATTTACATTAACAGAAAAAGTTACTATAAATAATCCTTACTATTTATTTAGCTTTAAACATCAGGTGTTAATGAGTACAGTTAATTTCATTGCAAGTGATGTTAGTGGCTTTCCTACTCGTTACAATAAATTTTTAATAACTGAAACAACAGGAACTGTTAATTTAACAAGTGGAATTGTATCTTTGCCTGAAACGGGATTTTATGAATACGCTATTTACCAACAAACAAGCTCAAGTAATTTAAATGTAGCAAATGCAGAAGGGTTACTTGAAATAGGAATGGTAAAAGTAGAAAGCACATTGCCTGTTGTTAATGCTTATGATAATCAAAATAAAACGATTATAACCTATGGAGAATAATATATATGATGTAATTAACCTTAAATTACAGGCACACAAAACACCTGTGTTTAAAGAAGAAAAATCAAAAGAATGGATAATTTATGGAGCTGAAAGAGAAGGTGGTTACTATAATAACTATCCTGCTTACTTACTTTATTTATTTAATCGTAGTTCTAAGCATAATGCTTTTATCAATGGCAAGGTTCTTTATATTTGTGGTTCTGGTGTTGGCTTTGATTCTACTGATTTATCAATTCAAGACATTGCACTAGCAAATGATTTTTTAAATAAAGAAAATACTAATTTTGATACTTTAAAAGATATTGTTAAGAAATGCGTATTAGATAAAAAGTTATTTGGAGGTTATTATTTAGAAGTAATTTGGAATAAAGCAGGTAATAACTTTGAGTTATTACATTTTCCTTATAATAATTTAAGAAAGGCAAAAGATGCCGATGGTTATTGGTATTCAAAAGATTGGAGTAAACAAAAACAATCACCGGAAGAAACCGATTTAGAATATATCCCATTGTTTGATCCTGAAAAACCAACAGGAAGACAAATATTTGTTTCAAAAGAATATAGACCTGATTTAGACGCTTACCCATTGCCTGACTATGTTGCGAGTGCTGTATATGCAGAAGTTGATGTTGAGTTGTCTAATTATCGTTTAAATGCGATTAAGAGTGGTTTTAATGCAGGAACTATACTTAACTTCTCAAATGGCAGACCAACTGAAGAAGAAAAAGAAGAAATTGAAGCAAGACTAAAAGAAAAATTCACAGGCACTGATAGAGCAAACAGCTTACTAATTTCATTTAGTGGCAATAGAGATTCAGCTCCAACAATAGAACATTTAACACCTCAAAACGTAGATGCTCAGTTAACCGAATTAAACGAACAAGTTATTCAAGAATTAATTATTGGACATCACATTCCTAATCCAATGTTAGTAGGTATTAAAACATCAGGTGAGTTAGGAACGAAAGACCAGATAAATGATAGTTATGAGCTTTATAAAAATACTTATATTATTCCTAATCAAAAAGAAATAGAAAAAGACTTTAACTATCTTTTAAAACTAAAAGGATTCTCTAATCGTATTTACTTAAAAGAGTTAGACCCTATTGAAGAGCAGTTACCTATTGAAGAAAAGATTAAGGTAATGACTAAAAATGAGGTTAGAGAAATGTATGGTTTACCACCATTAGAAGAAGAAGTTAAACCAATTGTTTCAAGTGCTATACATCGATTTGAGAATCAATGTTGCGATCATTCTTTTTCATCTGAAAGTGAAATTGATGAAGTAATTGAAATTTTCAAAATGTTTGGAGATGATAGAGAAAACTATGAAGTTATAGAGCAAAAGTTTATGAACGAAGAAAATCGTTTTGATTTTGCTGTTGAAGTTAGTCCATTAAGCAAACAAATAAAAAGAGACATTGTTGGATTACTTGACAAAGATCCATTAATGGATAACAAGACCATTGCAGACACTTTAAGAATAAAAGAAGATAGAGTTGCAGATTTAATCAATGACATGGTTAAAGAAGAACTAATTAAGGTTAAAGAGACTAATGCAGGCGGGCAAAAAAAAGATATAAGAGTACCAACAACAGAAGCTATCAGAACATCAAATAGATTAGGCACAGATACCGAAGATTATAAGATAATGTATACTTATGAATGGAGAGCAGGAGTTAAGCCTGATAAAAGAAATTCTCGTGAGTTTTGTGTTAAGTTATTGGATGCAAATAAAATGTATTCAAGAGCGCAAATAGAACAGATTAGTAAGATAGTAGGTTATGATGTTTGGAATTATCGTGGTGGATGGTGGACAAGAAAAGGCGGTCAAACAAGAACACCATTTTGCAGACATATTTGGAGTGCTAACGTTGTAAAAATTAAAAAATAATGGCAACAGTATTATTATTAACAGCAACATACATTAAGGACTACACATTTGTTGATCCTAATGTAGATGAAAAATACTTAAGAATTTCTATTGAAGAAGCTCAAAAGATTCATATTAGAAATTATATTGGTTCGGGATTATATGATGAAATAATTAACCAAGTAAGCACAAATACATTATCGGCTTTAAATACTACATTATTAGACAACTATATTATTCCTGCTCTTAAATGGTGGGTAATGGTTGAGGCTGCTCCATTTCTAACTTATAAGGTAACAAATAAGAACATTGTAAAAAAGAACAGCGACAATAGCACAGGAGTTGATTTTAACGAACTTAACTCATTTATGAATTTAGTTACCGATAAAGCACAATATCACACTAAAAGATTAATTGATTATTTATTTGAGTATTCGGACCAATACCCATTATATGATAATCCTGGCGATGGTTTTGATACTATTTATCCACAAGGGTATTCATATGAAGAAAGTATTTATTTAGGTCGTAACCGTTCAGTATTTAGCTATGAAGAAAAATTCGAAAAAAGAAAACGTTACTAAAAAGAGTGGATATAAACTCTTTAATAAAATTGAAATACTTAAAAAATTTTTGAATGATAACGTTAAACCAAGTAATAAAAAATCTAAATAATATAGCTAACGCACATTATCAGATTAATTCTTTTGGTAATGGTAGTGTGATTGAGTTTGCGACTAGCGGAATAACTGAATATCCTGCAATGTGGGTTGATTATGAGCCGCCTATATTACAAGGTAATGCTTATACTCACGTTTTGCGTATCTATGTAATGGATAGATTGATTAAAGGCAAACAAAACGAGTTAGAATTATTCAGTGATATTCAGCAAATATGTTTAGATATTATTGCACAGCTTAATTCAACTATTTATGGATGGAAGTTAGTAAGTGATAACGTTACTTTAAATCCATTTAGTGAACCACGTTTTGATGATGAAGATTCAGGTTATTACTTTGATGTTAATCTAAAAGTACCTTTCACTTATGATAGATGCCAAATACCATTTGATTCAACTATAACAAATGCAGGAACGTCAAACTTAGTTACTATTGTAAATCAAAATGGAACTGTTATAACGACTTTAAAAGGCGGTGAAACTTATACAGTAATACAAGTTAGTGCAATTGATGGTGGGGCTTCAAATACAACTTATACAAATTCGATAATACAAGCATGAGTACAATAACAGCACAGATACAACTTAGAAGAGATACTTCTGCAAATTGGACTTCAAATAATCCTATTTTATTAGCAGGTGAAATGGCTTTAAGTACAGATGTATTTTATACAGGGACTGATCAGCCAAGATATAAGATAGGTAATGGAGTTGATGCATGGTTAAATTTAGATTATGTGCCTGAAGGTGGAGGTGGCACAAGTTATCCTGAAAATCTTTATTTAACTGTAGTAAACAAAACAGCCGACAATTTATTAGCAAGTGGTTATAAAGTATTAAAGGTTCAAACTGCACAAGGGCAAAGATTAGCTGTTGATTATGCATTAGCTGATAGTGATGCAAATTCCGCTGATACAATTGGAGTTGTTTATGAAAATATTAATAAAAATCAAAATGGTCGAATAGTTGTAATTGGTGAAATTACAGGAATAAATACAACTGGAAGCATTCAAGGTGAAAGTTGGAGTGATGGTGATTTATTATTTTTAAGTCCTTTTACTGCAGGTGGTATGACTACAACAAGACCAACTTCACCAAATCATGGAGTTGTATTAGGTTATGTTGTTTATTCACATGCTAATAATGGAAAAATTTATATTAAAATAGATAACGGATATGAAATAGGGGAGCTTCATAATTGTTACTTACCTACACCAACAAATAATGATGGTATATTTTGGAGTTCAGGAACTACAAGATATGAGAACAAAAGTATTGCAAGTGTTTTAGGTTATTCTGCAGGAACTAATGTGAAAACATTAATTGATACAAAAGGCTATGTACAATCATTTAATTTTAACGCTTTTAGTCCATCAGATGCAACAACCTATTATATTGGAGTAAATGTAACGTCACCATTTACAACTGACACAAGTATTAGACTAATTGCTTTAAAAACAAGCACACTTAAAAAGGTAGCTATAACAAGTAGACAAACTTTAGGCACAAGTGAAAATTCATCTTTTGCATTAGGTATAAATGGAACTTATACAACTTTTACAAGTACTATTAAATTTGACGGAAGCCCAAATAATAATGCTTTAATAACAGGATTATCAATTAATGTAACTGAAGGAGATATATTAACTGTAAGATGGATAACACCGACATGGGTTACAAATCCAACATCAATTAATTGTAATATAGATTTATATTTTGAATAATGTTTACATACGAAATTAAACTAGATAATGGAAAGTATAATATTTATTATTATACAAATAATGAGCTTGAAACAATAGAGTTTTATGCTTATGATTTAAATAATCCACAAACCATAATTAGATATGGTTACAAAGAAATAAAATAATGGTACTTTAAAAAATAAACAACATGGCAAACGCATTAAGACTAACAGCTAACGGTGGCTGTGAATATATTGACAATACTACGGCAAGAACAGGCAAAAAATATTATTGCTTTATAGTTCAAGCTGATACTGTAGTAGGCACTTTAACAGGTGGTTTAGCAGGTAGTACATCAACTGATTATTTATCATCAATTGGATTAAGTGGAAAAACATTAAAACAAGGTGCTATCATTTACGCTCCTGGCGATGCTGTTTTTACTAATCTTACATTAACAAGCGGAACTATCATTGCTTATTCCGAGTGATACCTTTACATCCATTATCTGTTAAGAACTACGTTAGATGTTGTTCTGTAAGAAACCTTAATTGGGTTACAACAGAAGGTACATCTAATGTTAGTGATTATCCTGCTTATGGTCTTTATAACTATTCACATACAATGTTTATTTTAAAACAAAGTGAGTTAGGAAGTCAAAAAAACATAACAGGATTGCAGATACACATGGCAGGTTATTCACCAGGATATACTTATAATAACCAAACAATTAAAATTGCACATATAACAGATTCTCAATTTGGGACTAATGTTCAAATATTAAATACAAACGGAGATATAAGTGGCATTACAGGATTAAAAGACTTGCAAACAGTTAAAACTTTTAATTGGACTGTAACATCAAGTTATAATAATATAAATTTTGATAGTAACTTTTGTTATAATGGCATTGATAATCTTTTAATTATTTGGATAAACAAAGATGGAAGTTGGCAAAGTGGTTATGGATGGGCTGAGTGCCATTCAATAAGCTCTCAGTTTTTAAGCTGGTATAAACAAAATGATGCAAGTTATCCAACAGGATTAGGAACTAGAAATTCATCAACAAGACCTAATATGAAAATTAATTATTAATGGAAGATTTAAGATTTGAATTAAGTCAATACGGTGAAATAATTAATTGTGAAGATTATCAAAAGTATTTTTTAGTGGTACTTTATAATTGGACTGAAAGCATTGAAACATTTAACAGCATAGCAAATAAGTATTTAACAGGGCAAAAAGTTTGCACCTTAGAAAATGGAGTTTTAAAGTCTGAATATGATTGGAACTAATTTAGCAATAACTACTAAAAATTATTCAGTTGCAGGAAATGTAACTTATGATACTGATGCATTAGCTTATTTTACTTCAAATACAGCAATAACAAGCGCAGCAGATAAAAACGCTATTAATACGTTTTATTTGGGTTTAAAATCCGATAACATTTATACAAAAATATATTGGATGATCTTGCCTATTTGGGGAAATGCTTTAAATTCAAAATGGAATTTAATAAATAACCGTACTTTTGATATGACATTTTCAAGTGGATGGACTTATGCGAGTACGGGAATAACACCGACAAATGCTTATGCAGATAATTTTTTGATACCATTAACTTATTTGCAGCAAAATAATTCACATTTGAGTTTTTATAGTGGGACAAATGATGCAGCAGGCAATAAATTTGAAATAGGCAGCAGCGGAAATCCAAGCACAGGTACAAATTCAATTGTAATTAGCACAAAATATACTGGAAATTTATTTTTTGGTAAAGTAAACGCATTAAATAGTACACAAGTTGCAAATACAGACTCAAGTGGATTTTATATAACTTCAAGAATAAACTCAACTAATCAAGAAATTTTTAGAAATGGAGTTAAAACAACCGCAGCAAATAATTCAACTGGTTTAAGCGCAAATAGTATAAATGTCGGTCGTTGGAATAACCCAGGTGGAACGCCTTATTACTCAACCCGACAATGTAGATTTGCAAGTTGTGGTGAAGGTTTTACAGATACAGATGCAACAAATTTTAAAAATAGAGTAAACACATTATTAACTTATTTCGGTATAAACACATTTTAAAATGCAATACGGAAGAATAGTAACAAATCAACAAGCAAATGAACTACAAGGAGTTTTCATTGATAGTGATACTTTTTTTAATTTCGTTCAGGATATTAACGGAGTTTATTTTTTATTTTTAAGTGAACAGGATGAAATAGACGTAGCTCAAACACAATATGCTTATTTATTAGATATTCCATTAAGTCCTTATACACCACCACCAACACCACCAATACCATAATAAATTATGAAAAATTTTTTAGAATATATTAAAAAGTATGGAGCTACAGCAGTATTAGTTGCATGGTTAATGCATACTAATTATCGAGTTGCTATATTAGAAAGTAAATTGTATTCGTGTTTAGAACGTAATCAATTTATGCAGCAATACCAAAAACAAAATGCATGTATTTTACCTAAACAATTAACTTATGAAACTGAAGGTAATTCGTGAGGTTAAAACAGAAGTAAGTACTATCGGAAGGCTTTTTGTTAATGAAAAGTTTTTCTGTTATACATTAGAAGATAAAGATAGAGGATTAAAACAAACAGATAGTCTTTTATTCATAAACACTAAAAAGATTTTTGGAGTTACTGCAATTCCTTCGGGTAGTTATGAGTTGATAGTAAATCAAAGCCCTAAATTTAAAAGGATGTTACCTCGAATTCTTAATATAAAAGGTTTTGACGGGGTTCTTATGCATCGAGGGAACACAGCGAATGATTCATTAGGCTGTATTATTTTAGGTTATCAAAAAGGCGAAAATGCGATATTTGATAGCACAAAGGCTGAGAATGATTTGGTTAATCTTTTACTATTACACAAAGATGAAAAACATTCTTTAGAAATCCTATAAATCAAAAAAGCCCTCATTACTAAGGGCTTCGTTGTTCAAAGAATATTAGTTTTTATGAAAAGAACGATGTGCAAATATAATAATTTTTTTCTATGCCAAACTTTCTAAATAAAATATTTTCAGGCGGTGCTGGACAAGTTGTTGAATCAGTAGCCAATGTAGTAGATAAATTTGTTCAAACGAAAGAAGAAAAAGATGCTGCTAACTTAGAACTGCAAAAGGTTTTGAATAGCCATTTAGAAGTAATGGAGCAAGAAGCCACAAAGCAATTAGAAGTTTACCAAAAAGAAATGGATTCTGCAAGAAATCGTGAAATTCAAATTGCTGTTGCAGATAAAGCACCATTGTTGAATAAAATAGTTACTCCAATCCTGGCATTATCAGTTATTGCTTTAACCTTTGTATTATTTTATATTTTAATGTTTAAGCAAGTTGGAGCTGAAAAAGACATTATTATTTATGTTTTAGGTGTATTAAGTGCTGTTTGTACTCAAGTTGTGAGCTACTATTTCGGGAGTTCTCAAGGATCAGCCCAAAAACAAACACAAATTAATAAACTTATAAAGTAAAATTTTACCATTGATTTTCAAGCAGTTAGCAATTATTGTAAAAAATAGTTGCTTTTTTTTGATAATCATTTGTAAAAGTTATTAATAAATACTTTATATTTGCTTAATAATTAAAAACAAAGAATATGAAAGTAACAATTGAACGCAAGGAAAAAGTTGAAGTAGAAGTAAACTTACCTTTATTTACAAAAGACAAACATCACTACTACATGCTGAATGAAAACAAATCTATTGTTTTATTTGTAGGAGAAGATGACTACTCTATTTCAGTAAACAATTACTTAATGAAATACCCATTAAGCTACGACCAAATTACTGAACAGGAATTTAACCATACTTACATATTATTAATGTCTAAACTGAATAGCCATGTTAAATGATGAACTAAACTACTGGGAAAGCTACATCTATGATAAATTAGATGAGTATAATGCAGCTAACAATACTAAGGCTGATTTGGGCTTGTGGTACTTAGAAATGTTTATTAATAAGGACTACACAACATTTGCTTTAACATTCTTAAATGATAAATGTGATAGAATAGGGAGCCACATAATAAAGCAAAGCATGAATCAGTATGAAATGGAATTTATTGAAAACTTTGACAAAGAATTAAACAAATTATATAAAACAATTTAAAATGAAATACGAATTACATTATGCTAAATTAGATTTACAGGGAGATATACCTTGTTATCAATTAAATGAAGGAATAGAATTAAATGGTTTTCTTTTAGCTGAAAGCCAAACACATGATTGTGTATATTTAGTATCTTTATTTGAAGAGGTTTACGTTACAGACAATATTTTGCACGTTATAAATTTTATTGAAAAATATTATTTTAAACCAAATGAATTAAACGCTATCAATATTCCAACAGAAATTATAGATGAGGTAAACAAATTTATTAAAGATTTTAAAATTAATCCAATAAAATTATTTGTTCAAGAATACCATTCATTTAAAGATGCATATAAAGTAGCATTAAATATGCAAGAAATAAAACCATTATGTTATTAATTAAAAACAATATGAAAATACCCAAACACATCAAAGACACAATAGATGAGTACTACTCATTCGGTGACCAAACTAAGTTAAAAAGGTTTGCCGACAAAAAAGGAAAAAAGTTTAGCCTTGTAACTATTCACAAGGCTTTTAAGTCAGGCGAATGTAGTGATGACTTACTCGACCTAATCAACGAATTTTATAAACAAAAAACAGTTAAATATGGAAACTAAAATGTACATGGAAAATTTAACAAAAGTTGAAACTAATATGCTAATGAGAATTAACCAAACAGAAAAAGAATTGATTGAAGTTTGCGAGAAATTGGCGGATGCTGAAGAAGACATCAACTTTGAACTAACTGAAAAATTTTTATGGTTAAAAAAACAGTTGGAAACTTTAACTCACAATTATTTAAATTATAAATTGGTTTAAAATTAATTA